CAGCGACACCCGCAACCGTCGCGGCCTATCTGGCTGCATTGGCTGACTCCGGTTTGAAGGCCTCGACGATCACTCGTCGAGCGGCTGCACTTACTAGCGCGCATCGCGAGCATGGGTTCCCCCCGCCCACGAGCTCCGATCCGGTCAAAGCGGTCCTGAAAGGGATTCGCCGGATGATCGGCGTGGCCCCCCGTCCCAAATCACCGGCCACCGCGCGCACCGTTTCTCGCATGGTTGCAAAGTGCCCCAACACGTCGAAGGGCGTTCGCGATCGTGCGTTGTTGCTGCTCGGTTTCGCCGCCGCCCTGCGACGCTCCGAGCTCGCCGCCCTCACCGCGGAGGACATTGAGCGGACCCCGAATGGCATACTCGTCCACATCCGTCAGAGCAAAACTGACCAGGAGGGCGCCGGCCAAGTCGTCGCGGTGCCGTTCGGAACCAAGCTTAAGCCCGTCGAGGCGCTCGAGGCCTGGCTCGATTACAGCGGCCGCATGGGCGACGACAAGCTATTCGGCCTTTGTGACAAGTCGGTTGCGCTGATCGTCAAGCGCTACGCCAAGAAAGCAAAGCTCGACCCGATCGAATTCGCCGGTCACTCGCTCCGCTCGGGCTTCGTAACCGAGGCGCTCGAGCGCGGCGCGGACCTGCTGAAGGTGATGGACGTCACGCGCCACACCGAAGTGAAAACGCTCAAGAGTTACGATCGGCGCGCGCAAGCGTTTCGCAACCATGCTGGCGCGAAGTTCCTCTAAGTGATAATACGAATCACGCGCGACAACGCGCCGGCCCGAGGGCTGCAACAGAGAGGGGCTATCATGGCCAAACGAGCTAAGCGTCCTTACACCCGTTCAGCGTCGGCGCGCACAGCCAAGCGCACGACCACTCGCGGCGCCAAAAAGATGGGCGGCCGCAAGAGCAAGGGCAAAGGCACGAACTGCTGAGATTCGCAGGAGGCGCTCTAAGCGCCTCATAATCGGGCGAAGGCTGCGGCCGACGCCTGCGACGGGCTCCCGAAAGGGGGCCCGTTTGCTTGTGGGGATGTGAGAATGGACGAAGCGACTCGCCGGCGTGCGCTCGCCGAGCCGCTCATGCGGCGCAAATTCCGCCCAGTCGCCGCACGCACCGTGAAGCGCCACAGCGAGCCGCGGCCGCCCGAAAAAGAGCCGCTCACGCCAGGCCTGCGGCCGAAAGAGCGATCGCACGTCGAGACATTCGGGTTCTACCCGCTGAGAGAAGGGGACGACTATGCAGAAGATTTCCAAGACGCCGGCAAAGCAGGACGAGGACGAAAAGCACGTTGAGAACGCGCACGCGTTCATGCTGCAAATCGTTGCAAATGCAGAGCTCCGCGGCCTATCCGGTGCCGACATCGCGACCTCGCTCGCATGCATCGTTGCGACCCGCAACGCCACGCTCGCCGGCAAGTGCCTGCACGCGCTCATGCAAGCGGTCGTGCGAAACCCGATTACCAAGATCGTCGCGCCGACGGCGCCCGAGCTCGCACAGCTGAGCACCAATGGCCCGGCCAACTGACTACAACGACGCGCTCGGCGACCTCATTTGCGAGCAGCTCGCCGACGGCAAGAGCCTCCGCGCTATCTGCTCGTCGGATGACATGCCAGGCCGCGCCACCGTGTTCCGGTGGCTCGGCGCGCACGAGGAGTTTCGAGACCAGTACGCGCGGGCGCGCGAGGCACAAGCCGACTCGATCGCCGACGAGGTCCTGCACATCGCCGACGAGCCGCTCGTCGGGACGATCACGGTCGACAAGCAACAGTCCGTCGGCCGCGGCGAGCACGCGCGCCTCGAGGACGTCACAGAGACCACGACGAAGGACGGCGTCGAGCGCTCGCGGCTCATGATCGATGCGCGCAAGTGGTTCGCCGGCAAGCTCAATCCAAAGAAGTACGGGCCGAAGATTCAACATGACGGCACAGTCGGACTACGCCACGAGGACGCCGTCGACATCCTCGATCGAGAGGAAAGCGCGCGAGCTCCAAGCGCGGATGACGCTGCGAAATAGCCTCGAGCGCTACGCGCCGGCGTGCCTGAAAATCAGACCATACGAGGGCGGCGAGCCGATCCCGTTCGCCTTCAATGCCTCGCAAGCGATCTTGCATCGCCGGCTCGAGCAGCAGCGCGCCGAGACGGGACGCGTTCGTGCGTTGGTCCTCAAAGGCCGGCGCATGGGTATCTCGACCTATGTCGGCGCGCGGTTCTATCACCGCTCGACCTGGCGCCGCGGCGTGCGCGTCTACATCCTCACGCACGAGCAGGAGGCAACCGACACGCTGTTCGGCATGGTCGAACGGTTTCACGAGCACACGCCGTTGTCGGTGCGGCCCGAGCTCGGCGAGTCGAACGCAAAGGTTCTCGCGTTCGAAAAGCTCGACAGCGAATACCGCGTCGGCACCGCGGGGACGAAGGGCACCGGCCGCGGCCAGGGCTTCCACCTCTTCCATGGCTCAGAGGTCGCATTCTGGCCGAACGCGCCGACGCACTTCGCGGGCGCCGTGCAAGCGGTGTCGAAAGCGCCAGGCACCGAGGTCCTGCTCGAGTCCACCGCGAACGGGATGGGCAACGAGTTTCACGAGCGGTGGCAGCGCGCCGAGGCTGGCGACGGCGAGTATCGCGCGATCTTCCTCCCTTGGTTTTGGGAACCGCGCTACCGCGACGTCGTGTCGCCTGGGTTCGACCTCGACGACGAGGACCTCGAGTATCAGGCCGCCTGGCAGCTCGACCTCGAGCAAATGGCCTGGCGCCGCAACACCACAGCAGAGCTAGGCGACCCGCTCATGTTCAAGCAAGAATATCCGGCGAACGCGGCCGAAGCGTTTCAGAACACCGGGCACGACAGCTACATCAAACCCGAGATCGTGTTGCGCGCTCGCAAGCGCTCCGATCTGGTCGGCGTCGGCCGCCTGGTTATCGGCGTCGACCCCAAGCGCTTTGGTGATGACCGCTTCGCGATCGCCTGGCGCCGCTCGCGCGTCGTCGAGAAAGTCGAGAGCCACGTCGGCAAGATCGGCACCGTCGAGGGCGCGAACCTCGTTCGAAAGATTATTGACGCCGATCGGCCCGCGCGCGTGTTCATTGACCTGGGCGGCACCGGCGCCGGCATTTACGACATCCTGGTCGATTGGGGTTACGGCCACAGCGGCAACCACGGCGACATTGTGCGCGGTGTCGACTTCGGAGGCGCGCCGCAGGGTGACGCCGAGTATTCCGACGTCGACGGCAAGCCGATGGCAGGACCTCGCAACCGGCGCGCCGAGATGTGGTTGCGCTCGCGAACCTGGCTGCTCGACCCGGGCGGCGCCTCGATCCCAGACAGCGACAAGCTCCAAACGGACGCGTGCGCGCCTGGCTACACGTACGACATGCAGCAACGCTTGCTGCTCGAGTCCAAGGAAAAGATGCGCGCCCGCGGTGTGCGATCGCCCGACGAATGGGACGCGATCGCTCTCACGTTCGCCGAGCCGATCGGCGGCAGTGACAACGAACGCAAGGCGCCGCGCGCGCCGCCCGGTGGATGGCAAAGCGCCTAATGATCATGACACGCGTCGAATTGCTCGCAGTGCGCGAGAGCCTTTATCGGGCGTACGTGCACTCCCGCGAACGCGCCAACGCGCTCGAGAAGGTTTTCAACCTGGCAAAGCAGATGCACTTGCCGCCCGAGGCGCTCGACGAGCAGGCGCACATCCTGCTCGAGGCGCGCGAGCTCGAGTTGACCTACTCGAAAGCCGTGATCCGGCTCGGCAACGAGGCGACCGGCCGGTGGCCGTGACCGAATCAGGAACGAAGCGAGAATCAACAATGGTCGATCAGCGAATCCGATTAATCAGCGACGCCGACGAGGCGAAAACCCTCGGCGTGAACGTCGGCGACCAGGTGCGCGAGTACGTCTGGCCCGCGGTGCCGACGCACCCCGCAGAGTTGCCGCCCGAGGTGTACGGCGTGCACGACGCATCGCTCGGCGAGCTCGTGGTGCTGCAGCCGCCGCTCGAGTTCAGCGATCGCGAGCTCGACGCCGCGACGCTCGCCTATGTCGCTGTACGGTATTCCGGCGCAGAGGCCTGGCGCACGTCGTTTCCCGAGGCCTGGCGCGAGACGCGCAAGCGCATCCATGCCGCGCTGATCGCAGCTGCAGCCGTGAGGCCGAGCGCGTGAAGCGAGGCGCGTTCATTTCGATTGTCGGCGTCGACGTCGAGGACACCGGAGCGGGCGAGTTCCCCCGCAAACTCCTGGCGCCGGCGCTCGATGCGCTTCGCCAGCACGCCGAGCGGCACAACGCCAGGCTCTACAATCGGCGCCTTGTGAGCTCGGCCGGCGTGGTCAGTCTCGAATTCGACATGCACGAGCGGCCATGACCACCGACGACGACAACTTTTCACTCGACGAATTTGTCGAGCACCTCGGGCCCGAGGATGGGCCGCGAGCTCACGAGCGACACCTCGCGTTGAAAGCGCTCACGACACCGGCGCCGGCCGCGCCATCGCTCGAGGAACGCATTGACGCGCTCGCGAAGCGCAAACACGGAAAGCCGCCTCTGCGGCGACGGTAGACACCCATGGCAAAGACGACCAAGCGCGCGGGCCGCAAGGCACCGCCGGCGAAGCGCGTTCGCTATTCCGCACCCGAGGTCGACGCCGACGAGGGCGAGGACCAGGCCGAGCAGAAGGCGAACAAGCGCGCGGCCGAGGAGTCGATCGACGAGGTGCTCGAGGACTGCGACTCGCCGTGGGACATTTCCGACATTCGCGAAGAGTATGAGGCGGGCTTCGGCCGCGACAAAGACAACCAAGACAACGCCTATCTCGATTTGAAGTACGTGGCCGGCGACCCGACGGTTCACTGGGACCCCGACGCCTGGCAACAGCGCATCGACGAGGCGCGCCCGGCGCTGATCGTCAACCAGTGTCCGCAATTCGTGCGCCAGGTCACCGGCGATCTTCGCCAGATGCGCCCGGCAATCAAGTGCATGCCGATCGACGATCGCGCGTCGCAGGATATGGCGGCGAAAGAGATTCCCGCGCTCATTCGCTACGTCGAGCGCCGATCAGACGCGGCCGGCATCTACTTCCAATCGGCCGACCAGCAAGTCGGCGCCGGCATTGGGCATTGGATGGTGACGCACGAGTACGCGTCGCAGCGCACGTTCGCGCAAGAGCTCCGAATCGCGCCGATTCCCGATGGCATCGCCGTCGTGTGGGATCCCGACGCGGTGCTCCTCGATCGCAGCGACGCCGATTTTGTGTTCGTGCCGTGGGACATGAGCGCTCGAGCGTTCAAGAAAAAGTACCCGGGCATGAACGCGTCGGGGTTCTCGAGCTCGCAAGAGTCGTGCTTCACCTCATGGGTGAGCGACGATCACGTGCGCGTCTCGCTGTATTTCCGCAAGCGCAAGTGCACGCTCAAGCTCGTTGAGATGCCCGACGGCAAGATTCACGACGTCACGGAAGACCCGGCGCAAGCGGCCGAGCTCACGCGAATCGGCGGCGAGCTCAAGACGCGCGACGGTCACAAGGTGTATCGCCTGCTCGTGTCGGCGCACGAGATTCTCGAGGAGGCAGAGGAATGGCCTGGCCCGGACATTCCGGTGGTGCCGCTGATCGGCGAAGAGATCACGATCGGGCGCCACATTGTGCGCCGTGGGATTATTCGGGTGCTGCGAGACGTGCAGCGCATCTACAACTATGCGATCTCGACGCAAACCGAGATTGTCGCGCTGCAGCCGAAAGCGCCCTACATCGGCACGCGCAAGCAGTTTGAGAAATACGTTGACCAATGGGAAACGGCCAACTCGCGCAACTGGCCCTATCTCGAGTACACGCCCGACGGCGCCGCGCCGCCTCCACAGCGCGCCAAGCCACCCGAGGCCTCGCAAGGCCTGGCCGCGCTCTCGCAAGAGACAGTCAACGCGATGTACTCGACGACGGGGATTTATCCGTCGGCGCTCGGCGCCAAGTCGAACGAGACGAGCGGCAAGGCGATCATGGCTCGCCAGCGCGAGGGCGACACCGGGACCTATGTTTACATTGACGCATTCGGCCGCGCGATTTGCCGAACCGGCCAAATCATCGTGAACATGGCGCCGCGCATCTATGACACGCACCGGCGTTTGCAGATCGCCGGCGACGACGGCAAGCCCGATCAGATCGAGCTCAACAAGAAAGTGCTCGGCGAGGACGGCCTGACGCACCAAACACTGAACGACCTCACGATCGGCGCGTATGAAATCTCGATCGAGATGGGCCCGGCGTTGTCGACCAAGCGCGAAGAGGCGCGCGAGGGCATGACGGAAATGCTCCGCACCCTCGGGCCGCAAGTCGGCGGCATGTTCCTCGACCTGTTCGTAAAGGCGCAGGATTGGCCGCTCGCCGACAAGATCGCCGAACGCGCGCGCATGATGTTGCCGAAGAACGTGCGCGACAAAGAGGACGCGGAAGCCGGCAAGCCGCCACAGCAAGAGCCGCCGCCCGAGCCGACACCGGAGCAAATCGAGCAGCAGAAGCTCGAGCAGTCCGAAATGCTCGATCGCCAGGAGAAAGAGGCGAACGCGAACCGAAAGCACGACCTCGACAAGATCGGACTCGAGGTCAAGCAACAAGAGATCGCGTTGCAAATGAAGCAACTCGACGCAAAGGCGCGCGAAATGGAGCTCGGCCAGGCCGACGCCGCTCGATCGCACGAGCAAGCGATGGCAGGCCACGCCGTCTCGGCCGTCGAGGCCTCGGCCGACCCGCGCATGGATCAGATTGTGACCATGCTCGAGTCAGTGGTGCAAAGCGTCGAGAAGCTCGCGACCCGCGTCGACGAGATCGCCGGCGAAGTGCAGCAGATGGGCACCGACCACGAGGCCTATGTCACCGAACAGCAGGCCGAGAAACGTGGCGCCGCCGAGGCCGCAAAGGCCGCGCCTCCTCCTCCGGATCACACGCCGGCGCTGCTCGAGCTCATCGGCAAGCTCGGCACGCGGCCGCAACCGAAAGGCGTCAAGCGCACCAAAGAGGGCATGACGCTTGATTACGGCGAGGAGCCGACTGAACCAGGAGCGCCCGCCTAATGGCCAATGCACTTTTCACGCTCGCCCGCGAGTCGTTTCTCAAAGGTGAAATCGCGATCGCGACTGACAACATCAAAGCCGTGATCGTCGACCATGGCGTCGACACGCCGGTGCTCGCCACCGATCAGTTTCTCTCAGACATCGGCGCCGGCGCGCGCGTTGCGACAAGCGCGAACCTCAGCACGAAGACGACGACGGGCGGCGTGTTCGACGCCGACGACGTGACGTTCACCGCAGTGTCAGGCGCAACCGTCGAGTCGCTCGTGATCTATCAGGACACGGGTGTACCGGCGACCTCTCGCCTGATTGCCTACATTGACACGCTTGGCACCGGCTCGTTCCCGATCACGCCGAACGGCGGCGACATTCAATTCGTCTGGGACAACGGCGCGAACAAAATATTCAAGCTATGACCACGACGCCGAGCTTTGTCCAAGTCGCTGCCGATGGCAGCGGCAAGAAGGTTCGCAACTTTCAAAACGACGTCGCGGCGAACGATGGCACCGTCAACACGGTGCAACAGCAAGTCGTCACCATTGCCTCTGAAGACGGCACCGTTCTCAGCACCTCGTCATTCGTCGAGACCGAGCGCGACAAGTACATGCGCCGGCTCGCCGAGGACACGCTGCAGGCAATCAACCGCAGCAACGAACTACTCGTCGCCATTCTTAACGGGCGCACAAGCCCCTACTCCGAAAGGTTCTAGTCATGATCATCGAAGGCAAGGTCGGCCCGCAACCGAGCGCCGACGGCGTATTGGGCCCGGCGCGTATCGGTCGCACCGGCGAGCTCATCGTTGGCTCGGCGCACGGCGACTTTTACGAAGCGGTCGCGCGTCAAGGCGTGTTCTCCATTTGCAACGCAGTCGCCGGCGTCGCCCCTGGCACTGCGCTCTCGACCACGCCACCCATCGCGCTTTGGAATCCGCCGGGCTCGGGCGTCAACCTGGCGCTCGTCAAGGCGGTTATGTCTTACATCTCGGGCACGTTCGGCGCCGGAAGCGTCGCGTTCGCCCTGGTCGCACAGCAAGCGACGCAACCGACCGGCGGCACCGCGCTCACGGCGCAGTCGAACCTAATCGGCTCGACCAAGACGCCGCTCGGCAAGGGCTTCACCGGATCAACGCTCGCCGCAACGCCGACCATCCTGCGGCCGTTCGCATCGTTCGGCCCATATCTTGCGACCACGGTCCTGCAAGAGCGCACGTGCGAAACCATCAACGATGGCGCGATCGTAATTGCGCCCGGCGGCGTGCTCTGCATGCAGGGCATTGCGACCGCTGGCACGACGCCGCTCGCGCTGTTCGGCATGGTGTGGGAAGAAATCCCGATCATCGGGTCGTAACGTGCCAGCTCAGCCCGTTAGCTACGCGGTCGCATCGCAGACCTGGCGCACCCTCGACGCCACGCCGTTTAGTGTGGTGCTCGCAGAGTTGCCCGACAATTGCATCGTCAACCTGTACGGGATGATGAGTGCAGCCACGGCGGCCGGAGTCGGGTGGATATTCCACGGGATTCGTGGCGCCAAGCGCGGCACCGGCTCGGCCATACTCATTGGCAGCGCCGTGGTGTTGGCCGACGTGCGCGACGCTGGCGCCGCGTCATGGACGATCACCATGGGCGTGAGCGGCAACCAACTCATCGCGACCGTGACCGGCGCGGCCGCGACAGACATCACTTGGGGAGTGACCGCGTTCCTGCACTTCACGCCGCTAATTCAGTAGCACCGCCATGTTGCTCGACCTCCGATCGCTCCTCGAGCAGGCGGCAGGCGCACAGTCCTTCACCGCCACCGGCATTGCCTCCCTCGAGGCTTTCGGCGCCGCTAAAGACGTCCTGATTGAGACGGGCACCGGGCTCCCCTCGCTCGAGGTGTTCGGGTCGGCCGCCGATCGGCTGCTCGAGCGCGCGACTGGCATCGTCCCGGCGGAAGCGTTTGGCGCAGCCAGCGAGCGCCTACGCGAGACTGCGACGGCAATCGCGAGCCTCGAGGCATTCGGAACCGACGCCGATACTCTGATCGAGCGCGAAACGGGCATCGCATCGGCAGAGGCGTTCGGGCTCGCGGCCCTCGTCGGCGCGCAAATCTTTGAGGCGATCGGTATTGCCAGCGCGGAGGCGTTCGGCGCTGCGACGCTGATCGGCGGCGAGGCGGCCACGCAATCGGGCGGCGGCGGCATCATTCGCGGCCTCTACTTCGGAAGGAAAAGGCGCCGGCTCAAGTCGGACGCCGAGCAGCTCGAGGAAATTCTCGCCGACCTGGTTGAGGAGATCGAGGAGCAAGTCGAGCAGCTCGCGCCCGCGCCAGAGGTGCGCAAAGCCGCCCGCAAGATCGCCCGCAAGGCGATCGCCCGCACTCAACGCGACGGCGTGCTCGACGCGCTCAAGGCGGCCGCAAGCCGCGAGCTCGAGGAGGCCGAAAAGCTCGACCGCGTCGAGATGATTACCGCGCTGATCGTCAAGCGGTTCGAAGAGGACGCGGCCGCACTGTTGCTACTTCTCGCGGCATAGCCGCCAAACCTGGAGTCTGATCATGTTTCAAGATCGTCGCGCCCTTCGCCTGGCGCTGCACTTCGCCGCCCTCGCTTTCGCGATCGGCTTCCTTGCGCCCTCGGCGGCTCGAGCAGCCGGCGAGCTCGGCTATCCCGTCGACGCGACGCCGCTCGCCTCGAGCTCGGGCACACAGGCCGCGGCCGCCGCGACGGCCACACTTGCGGCGACCGTGGGGCACAAGACGTTCATTTGCGGTTTCGTGATGACGTCGACGGGCTCGACCGCGGCCGCAGTTGTGGCGCCGACCGTCACCGGCACATTCGGTGGAACGCAGACGTACGCCTATGCGAGCGTCGCCGGCGTCACGCTCGCGAACCAATCGCTCGTGGTGGCGTACACGCCGTGCCTCGCCGCATCAGCCGCCGGCGTCAACATCGTGGTCACGCTCCCGTCGCTCGGCGCCGGCAGCACCAACGCCACGACGAACGCTTGGGGCTATCTGCAGTAGGCGTGATGATCGCCGGCGCCGCACATGCGGACACCAGGCCGAGCACGAACGAGCGGCGGTTAGAGACGAGCATCGATCGCCCTCAAGATTATGTCGCCCGTGTTCTCGATCGACGTCACGACCCAACGCGGCCCGATGCAGCCGAGCTTAAACTCGGGCGGCATCGCAATCTCGATCCAATCGCCGACGCGAAACCCGTTCATGACAAGGTCGGGCCTGGTCGGCAACAGCGGCAGCGCCGGCGCGGCCGCGGCCGCGAGCAATCCGGCGACGAATTCGCGGCGCGTGCTCATAGGTGCCTCTCGATCGCGTCGGCGAGTTTGCGTAGCTCGAGCACGAGCTCGGCCGCGGGCAGGCCTCGAGCAATGCCGTAGACGTTGCGCGGCAGGATCAGCGGCGAGTGATCGATGCACGCGAGATCGAAACCATGAATCCATCTCGGGTGCTCTGACGTCCCGACGTCGACGCGAAGCTTTTCGCGCGGCTCGAGCAAGCCGTTCCAGAGCGTCGGGATGATCCGAACGCCGACGACTGGGAACAGCGTCATCACGCGCCTCTAACTGAAAATGAGGCCGAGCACGAGCGCGACAGCGATCGCGATCCCGATCGGCAGCGGCCGCCACAGCGGCGAGTTGAGTCCCGTGTCCTTCATGCGCGCGCCTCCTGGCAGCAGCGCTTAACAGATTTGCCAGCAACCGCGAAGTGCACCGCGGGCTCCCCGTGGGAGTGCTGGCATTCGTCCTTCGCGCGGGCCGCCGCATGACGTGGCAGCCGCGACGATGACCGGGCCCGATGGGCCCTTTTTTGTGAGTGCAGCATGACCACCGAATCGAACGGCGGCGCCGCCGGCGGCAATGACAACGCTGGGCAGCCCGATCCGAACCCGATGAATCGAGGTCAGTCTTTACCCGACCTTTCCGACATTCAAGCCGAGCTCGACAAGACGGCAGACGAGCAGCCCAAAAAGGGCAGCCGTGCGCCGGCGAAAGAGCCCGAGCCCGAGGCGTCGGAGTCGGATGATGCAGAGACGGACGACGACGCAGACCCGTTTGCCGACGACGACGAAGAAGACGACGGCGAAGGGGATGGCGAAGAAGACGACGGCGAAAGCGACGAGAGCGACGACGAAGAGGGCGACCACAACAAGCCCAAGAAACGCAGCCGCAACGCTCGCTATACCGATCGCATCAAACACCTCGAGGCGGAAGTTTCGAAGCTTCGCAGCAGCACTGCTGCCGTAAGCGACGAAGCGATCGCGGCCGAGGTCGTGAAGCGAATTGGTGCTGAACCGCAAGAGACCGACTTTAAGGGTGACTACCTGGCTTACGAGAAAGAGCATACCGCATGGTTGCTCGACAAGCGCCAGGAGACTCGCAAGGTCAAAGCCGAGGCACAGGAAGGCGCAGAGGCGCAACGTCGCCAAAACGTCGAGCGTGTCGGGGCGCACAAAGAGCGCCTTAAGGAATTCGGCAAAAGCGGCGCCGTGAAGGACTTCGACAAGGTGATGACCGCGGCGAAAGACGCCAAGGTGTCGCCGGTCGTCGAGGACCTGATTTTGGACTCGGAGAAATCCGGGCACTTAACGTTTTACTTTGCGCGCAATCCTGGTCGCCTGGCGGCAATCAACGCCATGAACCAGCGCGACGCGGCGCGAGAGATCGGCCGCATCGAGTCTCGTTTGTCTCTGCCGAAACCCAAAGTGAAAACAGAGGCACCGAAGCCCAAAGCCACCCGCCCGGGTGGCGGCGCGAGCGCGAGCTCGCAAGACGCAGAGATCGATTCATTTCTCAACAAGACGTACGGCAAAGGCCGACGTTAGACGCTCTCTGACAATCTGAAAGCTCCGGTGCCGCAGGCCAAAAAGGGCTTACGGCAATGGCTAATACCATTTTGAATCCGTCAATCATTGCGAAAGCAGCGGTTCGGATCCTCGAGAACGAACTCGTCATGGCGAACCTGATTTACAGGGGCTATGAAGACGAGTTTGAAAAGAAAGTGAACGGCTACGACGTCGGCGACACGATCAGCATTCGCAAGCCGACTCAATTCACCGTTCGAAACACGATCACCGCATCTGCTCAGGACGTCACCGAAGGCAAGATGACGATGGTCGCGAACAACATTCGCGGCGTCGACTTCGCGTTCTCCTCGACTCAGCTGACCTTGAACATCGGCGAGTTGAGCGAGCGCGTGATCAAGCCCGCGATGGTGCAGCTTGCCAACTCTGTCGACCTGGCGGTTATGTCGGAATTCTTCCGCGTGCCAAACTGGGTTGGTCAGCCGGCAACCGGCGCCGATGCGCCGGTCGACTCCTATGCCAAGCTCGCGCGCGGTGCCGAGCGCCTCGATCAATTCTCGGTTCCGTCCGACGATCGCTCGTGCGTGCTTGCTCCTGAGTCGTACTGGGCGATGGCCGGTTCTCAGACCGCGCTGTTCCTCCAGAACATCGGCCAGAAGGCCTATCGTAAGGGCGAGATCGGCGAGATTGCGAACGCTTCGACCTACATGTCGCCGAACGTGCCGACCTTCACCGCTGGCACAGGCGCCGACGCTTCGGCACTGATCAACGGTGCTGCTCAGAACGTCGCCTATTCGGCCGTGCTCAACACCGAGTCGGTTCCTGGCATTCAGTCTCTCATCACTGATGCTTGGGGCGCCTCGACCACGATCAAGGCCGGCCAGGTGTTCTCGATCGTCGGCGTGAACGCCGTCAACCCGATCACGAAAGCCACGTTGCCGTTCCTGCAGCATTTCACCGTGTTGGCAGACGTCACCGCGGATGGCTCGGGCAACGCGACTCTCTCGATCACTCCCGCGATCATCACGGCTGGCGCTTTCCAGACCGTGAGCGCGGCACCGGCCGACAACGCTGCACTCGCCATCGCCGGCGGTGCGTCCGTTGCCTACCGTCAGAACCTGATGTTCCACAAGAACGCGTTCGCGCTCGCAATGGTGCCGCTGGTGAAGCCGCCGGGTGCCGTGAGTGTTGCGCGCGAGTCCTACAAAGGACTCTCTGTGCGAATCATCCCGTACTACGACGGCACGAACGATATCAGCAACTATCGTTGCGACATCTTGTTCGCCGTCAAGACGGCTGATCCGCGGCTCGCCGTTCGCATTAGCGGCGGAACGGGCACTGTCTAACAAACAAGAAACGGCGCGGCGGTTATTTGCCGCCGCGCCGCTCGATCTCTTCAGCCCGCTTGACGATGTGAAAAACGCTTCGCATCGCCGCCCATCCACCAATGTACCCGGCGAGCAGCGCAATCAAGAAACACAGCGCTACGTCGCCGTAGCTCATTTTGGTTTGCCGCCGCTCCCGGCGCCCTTCTGTTGCTGCTCGGCCGCGGCGCGCTCCTCGTTCGCTTCGCGCTCACGCCGCACGCGCTGCTTTTCTTCTTTGTCGGGGTCGTTTGGGTGCGTGCCGTCCGGCGGCTCGTCGGCGTAGCCGTCGGGCAGCTTGCCGCCCGGCAGATCTTTCTTGAGCCACGTTCGCGCTTTGCCGCGGCTGTCATAGCCCGTGACCTTCGAATCCTCGTCGCGCTTTGTCTCGCTCGCGTCGGGCGTTCGACCTGTTGCCATTTGACCTTTCCTTCTCTCTCGAGGCGCTCCGAATCAGCGCCCGCAGGATTTAACATGGCTGATCCTTGGACGCGCCGCGAACTAATCGACAAGACGCTCGATAACCTCGGCGTCCTCGTCGCAGGCCAAAGCACGCCCGACGAGCTCGTCGCCAAGGTCGACCAGGTGCTCGACCCCACGATGGAGGAGCTCCGCACGCTGGAGATCGTCGACCTTACGGCGCCGTCGATTCTGGGAACCCCGAGCCCGCCGACCCTTGGCGAATTCCCTGTCGCGTTTTGCCTGGCGCTTGCCGATTATCTCGCCTGGTCGGCCGCCTCGGGCTTCAACCTGGCCGGGGACCCATCACTGAAGGTTCTCGCCGATCAGGCGATCGAGAAATTCTACAGGCTGACCGCGGTTTCGCGCACGCGACGCATGTTGCGCGTCGACAAGGCGCTTCGCACGACCCGAAACATGGGCCGCGGCTCGTTCACGCAAGGCACGTGACATGGCCGCATCGCGCAAACCCTCGCCGATCCCGTTCCCGCTCTCGACCGCGCCAGGTCTCAAGCCGCAGGAATCGGGCGGCCGACTGATCAACTGTTACGCTGATCAGCTGAGCGACACCGCCGCAGCCAAGTGGATTTGGCGGCGATCGCCAGGCCTCGCCTCGTTCGGTACGACCGCGCGCACCGGCTATCGCGGCTCGATCGAGATCGCCGGCGTGCTTTACTCGGCGTTTAGCGGTCAGCTCGAGAAATGGACCAGCGCCGGCGGCGCATCGGTCAACGTCGGCGCATTGAACGGCACGAAAAAAGGGTTCTTCGCGCGCAACAACGCCGCGACTCCCGATAAGGTTTTCGTCGACACCGACGGCAATATCGCGACATTCACGCCGACGTCCGTCACGAACAGCTATCCCGACGCCGACCTTCCGGCCGTGAACGCCGTTTGCATGATCAGCGGTTATCTCGTGTTCACGACGGGCAACGGCCGCGCCTATGCGTCCGGCCTCAACACGACCGCGGTCGACGCGCTCTCGTTCGGTGCGGCCGAGGGCAAGCCCGACTCGCTCGTGCGGCCGATTCCATGGTCGGGCATGCTGCTGCTCTACGGCACGGTGTCGCTCGAGGTGTGGACTGATCAAGGCCTCTCGCCGTTCCCCTTCCAGCGATCGGTGACGATCCCGCGCGGCCTGGCAGGGCCCTATTGCATCGCCGGCCACGAGGACGGGTTCGGCTCGGCGCTATTGTGGGTCGGCGACGACAATCGCGTGAACAAGCTCGTCGGCTATGAGGCGCAAGCCGTCTCGCCGCCGGACCTCGACGCGCTGATCGAGGCAATCACCGACAAGACGACGCTTCACGCCGGCGTTTACACGTCGCGCGGTCATGCATTTTGGCAACTCACGTCGCCGACCTGGTCATGGGTGCTCGACCTCAACACGATGAAATGGCACGAGCGCAAAAGTTATCTGTCTCTCTTCTCTCGCATCATTGGTGGCGTGAAGGCGTTCGAAAAGTGGCTCGTCGGCGACAACAATTCCGGCAACATGCTGCAAGTGACCGCGACGACTCAGCTCGAGGTCACGAGCCCGTTCGCGGTGCGCATGGAGTCGGGGCCCGTGATGAAGTTCCCGATAGGCGAACGCGTTGGTCGCGCGGATTTCTGGTTCGACACCGGCGTCGGTATCTCGAGCGGCACCGACCCGATTCAAACTGATCCTAAAGTCGAGCTCTCTTGGAGCGATGACGGCGCGACGACCTGGTCGGCGCAACTCGTGCGCAACCTCGGGCGCCAGGCCGAACCGCTCGAGGTCGTCTCGCTCGTGTCGAACACGGGTCGATCGACCTGGCTCGGCCGACGCTGGCGCATCGACCAGGCCGACCCGGTGCAATTCGGATTCACCGGCGGCACGCAATCGGTCAGCCCGAAAGTATCGGAAGGCTGATGGTCGATTCACTTCCACTCCCGCCGCCGCAAGTGCCTCTGGTGAGGCCTGACGGCTCGGGCAAGAACACACAACAGGGCTTCGAGTTTCTCGATCGACTGCAACGCCTGACGAAGGCGCTCGCGTCGGTGACGAACATATTCGACAACCTGAATTCAGGCTCGGCCGACACGCTGCTGCAGTCGCTCCTCGACGACAATTACGAGACGATCGGCAAAGTAACCGCGATCAATACGCAAACCGGCAACTACACGCTCGCGCTCACCGACAAGGGAAAGACCGTCGAGCAGAATGTCGGCAGTGCGAACACGCTCACGGTTCCGCCGAATTCGAGCGTCGCGTTCCCGATCGGCACTTATGTCAACGTGACGCAATTCGGCGCCGGGCAAACAACGCTCACGCCTGGCAGCGGCGTGACGCTTCGCGCTTACAACGCCGGACTCAAGCTCTCTGGTCAGTACGCGATCGCGACCATCTACAAACGCGCAACCGACGAGTGGGTGTGCGGCGGCAACCTCACGCCATAGCGCCATGTTTCATCCCGGGTTCCGCGGGCAAGCTCCGCTCACGCTTTCGTTCTTCGGGAGCTCGACGTCGACGGGCGGATCACCGGCGATTTTAACGTTGCCTGCGAGCATCATCGCCGGCGACCTAATTCTTTATGGCAACTGGTCGCGCGACAACACGTTCGCAACGTCGCTCGTTGCGCCGACGGGCGCCGGTGGTGGCTGGACTCTCATTGTCGACGAGACCGCAGGGCCACCAAATCCCGCGCCCGAGTGTCGTGCAAACGCGTGGGCAAAGATTGCGACAGGCGTCGAAGGCGGCGCAAACCCCGGCGGCACAAACGGCGGCGTGGAAAACAATCGATGGTCGCTCGTGTTCCGCCCGAACCGTCCAATTATCTCGGCCGTCGCGGCGTCGGTGCACAGTCAGCAGACGGACAGCGCGCCGTCGTCGCAGACGATCGCGGCCTCGGCCGGCGCACCGCCGCTCGTCGCAGTCGCGGGCTATCGCTCGAGCGCCGCGGTAAGCGCGCGCAACTTCTCGCCGGCGGCCGATGCTGAGATCACGCCGAGCACAATTGCCTATGTCAAATACAAGATTTTCAACGGCGCGCCGGCCGACGTGACGGCGAGCATGAACGACGACGGCAATCGCAACACGCCTTGGTCGTTTTACATCGCATGCGTCGGCTAACCCGGATTCACTCACATGCCTCGAACGATCGACAACGCGCCGTGGCCGCCGCTCTACGCGCTCGGCACCGGCCTGATGCAAGCGCCGCCCGAGGACCTGCCCGAGCTCACGCGTGGCCTGCCCGATTACGAGCAACGCGATCCCGCCGAGCTCGCCGCGATGCGAACGCGCATGGGAGTCATCCCACAGCAAGGCCGGCCGGACATCACGCCCGAGCACGCCGCGACGGCGCTCACGTCGCTCGGTAGTGCGTTTGTGTTGCCAGAGGCCGCCGCGCTGCGCGCCATGATGGCAACCGGCCGCATCGGCGCGACCGCGCTCGGCTCGCTCGGCGCGTATCTCTACGGCACTGAGCAGCCGAACGCCGAAGAGAAGAAAACGCCGGCACAGATCAAGACCGAACAGCGCATTTTGCAGGCGAACGGATTTTATCCGAAGGACAAGCCGATTGACGGCATCGAGGGCGAGGCGACGACCGCCGCTCGTGAGCTCGCGCGCCAGGCCGCCGAGAAAGCGGAGACCGACAAAAAGACGGCCGAGGACGCGAAAGCCGCGACCGAGCGCTCGAACGAAATCAGGGCAAAGGAGCTCGAGGCTCAGACCACCGGCAACACCGCGAACACGCTCAAAGAGACGAACGAAGCGACGCGCCTCACGCAACTCGGCGAGGGCAACAAGCGGCTCGAGGAAGTTGAGCGCAACGTCCCGATTTGGCGCAAGGGCTTGCGCGAGTACGGCCCGCCGCTCGGCTACGTCGCCGGCGGCCTCCTCGGCATGGGCGTACGCGCCGGCGTGCTCAAGCGCGCGGCCTCTATCTCGGAAGGGCGCGCGGCCAAGGCCGAGAAACTGTTCGACGAGGAGCTCGGCACGGCGAAGGGCGCGACGAACGCGCGCGTCGAGCGCGTCAACGAATTCTATCGCCAGGGCGGCGCCGGCGATCGCGTCCCGTTCGTCAACACGCCGAAGGATGCGCCAGGCTTTGCGATCAATCCCGACTCGGCGACGCCGGGGACATTGTTCGGCGCGCCTCGAGCACAAAACGCGCTCACCGACCTCGGCGCGAATGCGCTCGCCGGCGCCGAGATGACGTACGCGCATGTGCAAGGCAAAGACGCCGCGGCCGAGCTCGCCGCGTCACGCAAAGAGCTCAACGACAAGGGCCCGACGGAAAACAACATCCAACGCCTGCAGACCGCACAGGACCAGGCCGCTTGGTATGACTTTCTCGAGAACGCCGGCCGCGGCAGTGCGATTCTCTACAACGGCAAGGCGATGATTAAGCATCGCCAGAACGTCAAGCCCGACATGAGCGCCGCAGGCACCGAGCGGCTCGACCTCGAGGCGATCGCGCGCAACCCGCCGGCGGAACGCCCGACGCGCTCGAGAGCCGCCAAGCCGGCGCCAGTTGCGCCGACGCCTGACCCGGCGATCGCCGCGGCCGAAATCGCACGCCGAGAGAGTCGCAAGTTCACCGATCAGGGCGAGTCGCTCGGCGACATTCTCATGCGCGCGGCGCAGTCGATGCGCAACGCTCCCGCCGACAGCATTCCCGGCGTGCAGCCAAAACGATTCATGCCTCCCGACCTCTAGGAGATTTTCGATATGAGTATTTTCGACGCCTTCACGGGCAAAGCGGCCAAAGAGGCCGCCGACAAGAACGCCGCGGAATTTCGCAACTACGGCACGACGTCGAACCAGTATCTCGACACGGGGATGGCCAGCGCGATTCCCGAGCTCGACAACGCCGTCGGCGCGTACGCTCCGCTCGGCGACCTCGGCGCGAAGTACGGGCGAGGCACCGACGCTTACATGGACGCGATCGGCATCAACGGCGCCGAGGGCAACGCGCGAGCGGTCGGTCAATTCCACGAGGCGCCCGGCTATCGCTACCAGGTCGACCAGGCCACCGACCAGGTCGCCCGCAATGCGAACAGATACGGCGCCGGCGGGAACGAGATTGCGGCCGTAAGCGATCGCGCCGGCAACATGGCAGACGCGGCGTGGCAAGCGCACCTCGGCTCGCTCGGCGGCTTCGTCAATCCCGAGCTCTCCGCGACAGGCACCGCGGCCGCGGGCCGAGCGGCCGGCTACGGCGCCAAGGCCGGCGCTTACGCGACCGATGCAAACAACCGCGTCGGCGTCGCTGGCAACGTCGCGTCGGGCATCGCGAACTCAAACACCGCGAGCGCAAACGCACAGATGCAGGCGAGCGGCAATTTCTGGAACGGCCTCATGAGCATGGGCGGCAACGTCGCCAAGGCCTACGCGCCCAAGGGGACCTAACATGGCGATTGCACCGCTGCAGCTCCCGGGGCCGCTTGTTGTTCCGCAACTCGACTGGTCCGGCCTCGACAAGATCGGCGACGCGCTCATGCTCCGAAACGAGCGCGAGCGCCAGAACAAAGGATTCGAGGACGTCGTCAACTCGATCGGCGGCGCCGGCGGTGCGACGCCTGGTCAACCAGGCGCGCCGCAACCTGGCGCGCCGATGCAAGCGCCGACGGTGCCTCGAGGCGTTCGAAACAACAATTTCGGCAACATCAAAGATGGGCCGTTTGCAAAGACGCAGCCGGGCTACAAAGGCGCCGACGACGAAGGCCACGCGATCTTTGAGACACCGGAACATGGCGCGCAAGCCATGCACGCGCTGCTCGAGACGTACGGCCGCAAGGGCATGAAAACCATTCGCGACGTGACCTCGCGATGGGCGCCGGCGAGCGACGGCAACGACCCCGACGCGTACGCAAGATTCGTCGCGAACGGCGGCGACCCCGACGCGCCGATCGACCTCGCCGACCCCGCGACACGCGCGGAGGTCGCCAAGCGCATGTCAATGTTTGAGGTCGGCGTTAAGAATTTCGACGCGCAAGGCCGACCGATTCCCATGCAGGACCGCGTCGCCGCCGGCGCACCGCGTGAGGGCGACATTTCACGCGTCGCACAAGCCGCGCCCGTCGACGTCGCCGCAATGGAAAAAGTCATTCCGCCGGCGGCAAAGGCGCGCATGCTCGCGCTGTTCAAGGTCGGCACGAAAGAGTCGCAGGCCGCGGCGTACGCGCTGCTCGGGAAATACGTCGGCAAGCAAGAGCCGATCAAACTGAGCGAGGGCGATATCCTCGTCGACCCGAACGACCCGTCGAAAGTCGTCGGCCGCGCGCCTGGCAAGTCGCAGACCGTGCGCGAGGGCGGCGCGATCGTTCAAGATGGCAAAGTCGTCTACCAGGCGCCGCAGAAGGCGCTCGTCGACCCCGGCGACAAGATCGAGGACCAGGTCGCGCGGCGCGAGGCGATCGCCAAGTCGCGCGGAATGGACCCGAACGACGACCAAACAAAAAAGTGGGTGCTGCAGGGCCAATACGACACGCGGCCCGGCGCCGGCGAAAAGCTCGAGGACCAAATCGCGACGCGTGAGGCCGCGTTGAAAGCTCGCGGCATCGACCCGACGAAAGACCCGCGATGGCAGGCCTACGTTATGACCGGGAAGCTCCCGGGCGAAGACAAAATGCCGCTCACGCAGACCGACAAAAAGGCGATCAAAGAGGCCGACGATCACGTGCTCGCGCACGACATCACGCTCGACAATATCGCCGAGCTCAAAGACCTCTCGAAAAAGGCATGGGGCTTTAAAGGATCGGAACGCGCATCGGCGATGCTCGCGCCGTTCTCGCAAGGTGCGGCCGACACCGCGCAACTGAACAACGCAGCGACCGCGAACGCCGTCGCGCAATTGAAAGCGATTTTCGGCGGCAACCCGACAGAAGGCGAGCGCGCAATTCTGCTCGACATCGGCGGCTCGAGCATGTTGCCCGACTCCGAGCGGCAGAAAATCTACAGGCGAGCCGAGCGCGCCGTGCTCATGCGTCGTGACCTCGCCGAGGAGCAAGCCGCGGGCATTCGCGATCGCTCTTATTGGGGCCCCGGCGGCGGAAAGTCGGGCGCCGCCACCGCACCGCGCACACTCTCGAAAGAGGAAGTGCAGGACGCCAGGTCGGACCCCGAAAAGGTTCGCCAGGAGGCGCGCGATGCGATCGCCGGCGGGCGCGATCGCGCCGGCGTGCTCAAGCGCCTGCAGCAACTCAAGATCAGCACGGAAGGCCTCTAGGCCATGGCTGGACTGTTCGACGACGTCCCGATCACGGCGCCACCGCCGGCGGCCGAGCCGATGCTGCCGACGATGTTGACTTCTGAGTCAACCGACCCCGGCCTCGAGCCGAACGCGGCCTCGAGCGCGACGGCGCCCGCGGTGCAATCGCCCGCGGTGCAATCGTCGGGCCTGTTCGACGACATTCCGGCGGGCAAGCTCCCGCCTGGTCCGGGCGTGGTGAACGGCCGCATTCGGATCACGCCGCGCGGCGTCGACGAGCAGCAGCAGCAGCAACTCTTGCCGCAGGACGGGAACGGCTACCAGCCGCAAGGGCCCGTGCCGCCGATGGGCGGAATGAAGGCGCTCGGCGTCGGCATGGTGAACGGCGGTTCACTCAATTTCGGCGACGAGTTTCTAGGCATCCTGAACGCCGGGCTCGAGGGCATGACCCCGGCGCAGCGCGCGGCGACGCAGTCGCACTGGACGAGCGCAATTTCCGTGCCACAGCTCGTTGGCCTGGCGCGGCTCGGCCACGAGCTCGTCACCGGCGACGATGGGCCCGCGCTCAATGCCTACCGAGAGGCGCGCAATCGCTGGCGCGCGACGACCAAGCAAGCCGAGGCCGAGCAGGGCGGCGCGACCCTGACCGGCAACATCGCCGGCGCCGTGGCGGCGCCTGGCGCCGTGGCGGCGGCTCCCGTACGCGCCGGCGTGTCGGCCTTGCGGCAGCTGGGGACCCGGGCGGTGCGATCGAGCGCCACCGGCGTCATCCAAGGTGGCGCGGCCGGTGTCGGCGAGGGTGAGACCCTCGGCGAGAGAGCGATCAAGGGCGGCACAGGGGCGCTCGTGGGTGGCGCGATCGGCCTGGGGGTGCCCGTCGTGGCCGAGCCGATCATTCGCGGCGCTGGCGCCGTCGTGAGGGGCGTGAGGAGGGCAGCAAATTCACTTTTCCGCCCGGTCTCTGAGGCCGAGCGCGTGGCCGGTGAAACGGTCATGGACACGCAAGCCCGGATCGCCGGCGGCGGCCCGGCCGGCCGCTTCACGGGCAACGCCGCGCTCACACCGCAGCAATTCGCCGAGGCCGAGGCACGCGGCCAGCCGGTGGCGAATATCGACCTCGGCGGCCGAGCAGCCGGCCGCCTGGCGCGCAATGCGAAGAACACGCCGAACGCCGATATCGCAGGCGACGAGCTCGGCGGGCTCACCGAAACCCGTTTCCACTCGCAAGGCTCGCGCATCGGCGGCCTGATTTACGACCTGGTCTATGGCGGTGCGAACGGACGCCGGCCAGTCGACTTCGACCGCTTGCGCGAGATCGCCCGCGGTGCGAACGCGCCGGCCTATCGCCAGGCGCACACCGACGCCGCGGCGCTCATGAAGGCGAACGAGGCCGCCGGCGAGACGCGCGGGATCTGGTCGACCGAGCTCAACCGGCTGAGCAACTCGCCGACGATCAAGGAAGCAATGCTCTCGATCGGCAAGAGCGAGGGCGATCGCTCGATCATCGAAGGGTTCAACAAGGCGCGTAAAAATCCGTTCGTCGTCGACGAGACAGGCCGCCTGCGATTGCGCGAGCACGTCGACGCGAACGGCAACGTGACATCGGTCGCTAAAGCCGACTTGAACGCCTGGGATTCTGTGCAACGGCTTGTGCGCGACCTCGAGACATCGGCGCACACGAGCGGCAATCTCTCGCAAGCGCGTCGCTTCGGACTGTTGCGGCAATCGCTCGTCGACGAGCTCGACCACCTCATTCCGTCATACGGCGCCGCTCGAGGCACCGCCTATCGCGGCTTCCGCGCGCAAGATGCATACGAAGCCGGCGAGAACTACGTCGCCATGACCGTGAAGGGCCGCGACGCCGACGAGCTCCGACGCACGATCACGAACATGTCGCAAAGCGATCGCGAGGTGTTCATGCACGGCTTCACAACGCGGCTGATTGAGAGCGTTGAGAAGATCGGTTACGACCGCGACGTGCTCAAGGCCATGTTCAACAACGGCCCGGCAATGCGCCGGATCGAGGAGGCGCTCGGCGGCACGCGCACGCGTGAGCTCGAGGCGATCTTGCACGTCGAGCGCGTCATGCAACGCGGCAACGCCGCAGTGAACGGCAACTCGACCACCGCGCAACAGCTGCTCGCCGCCGGCGCGTTCGGTGTCGGTGCGAATACGCTGTTCGGAAATGACGCGCTCTCGTGGTCGTCGGTGCTCGCTGGCGTGTCCGCCGGCGGAACGCGCTACGCGCACAAGTACGGCACGACCAGGCTAGCCGACGAGATCGGGCGATTGCTCGCCTCGAATGATCCGGCGGCGATGCGACGTGGCATCGCGCTCGCGGCCCGCAACGGGCGGATCATGGAGAACCTGCGCAACTTCACCAACACCAACACGTCAAAGGCCGCCGCTCCACAAACGACGGCGGTCGGCGCGTCGCAGACCAGCAACGCCGCACGCGCAGACGACGAGCCCGTTCCAGGGCCAGGCCAGTAACAACACCGCGGCGATCGTCGCCGCATAAACACACCGATCAGAGGTCGCCATGTTCAAGCGCTTCATTGCCGCAACCTTTCTGCTTGCCTTCTCGGTCCTGCACGTCTTTGCCGCCGGATCGTTGAGCCTGTCGCTATCGCAACAGTTTGATTCGCTCGGCCGCCCATTATCGGGCGGAAAGCTCTACTTTTTCCAGACCGGGACCTCGACGCCGCAGAACGCTTTCCAGGATACGGCGCTCACGATTGCCCACCCTAACCCGATGACGCTCGACTCGTCGGGCAGAATTGCCGCGTTCTACCTGGCCGACGGCACGATCAAGATTCGCCTGGCCGATGCGGCCGGCGTGACGATCCTGTCTTACGACGGCCTGCTCGTGATCGGCCCGAGCTCGGGCGCCGGCGCCTCGCCTTCGGTCGACGCGACGACGGTCATTGCCACCGGCGATGTGAAGTCGAAATACGGCACCGGCACGCTCACCGGGTTCGTTCGCTTGAACGGCCGCACGATCGGGTCGCCGACCTCGGGCGCCAGCGAGCGCGCGAACGCCGACACGCAAACGCTATTCGAATATCTCTGGACTGCCGACGCAAACTTGAGCGTCTC